AAGCCGGAGCAGTCGTGCTGCTCGTCACAGCCTGTACGGGAACCTGCTGCCACAGGATGTAGTTCGTGCCATCATAAACAAACAAGTTAATGATACCCGACACCGTCGTCGCCACACCCTGAATGTCGATGTAATCGATGCGCGTGCCAGATGCGCCAGCCGACAGGACCGTGCCGACAGTGGTTGGTGCCGTGAGCGACGTATCAGCCGTCGTCAGCGTTGCTGATCCGAAGACTGGAGTCGAAGCGTATTGAGCAGAAGTAGCCATGTTCCGTTCCTTAGATAATCCCTAACGCCGACTGCGGATCGCCCGGCATTGTGTTACCGCCATTTACAAACAATACAAACGATTCTGCGCCACTGACAAGTGTCGTCCATGTGGGAGCCGCACCAGATCCGTTCGAGGTCAGGAACTGACCAGCAGTCCCATAGCTTGCAGATGGCCCGAAGCCGACGGCACCAGTCGCGCTGAACGTGACGGAAACCGTCGTGTTATTGACTGTAAAGACCAGATCGCCGGACGTATCGCCTGCGACGGCGATTGCCTGACCAGCTGTAGTGCCTGATGTAATCGTACTCATCTTAGATCACCACCCATCTTGCACCTGAAGAAACTGTAACCGACATGCCTGAAGGAACAGTGAGCGGTCCAATCGACATGGCGTTCTTTGCTGCTGTTACAGTATAGCTTTCAATCAGCGTGCTGTCGCTAAGGAAAAAGCTGTTCACTGCGTTCATGGTCTTCGCGGCCAAATTACCCGTCAGCGGATTAAACGTATAGTTCGGGCTGCTGGTATAGACCGTGATAGCGGCCCCAGACGTGGCATCGGCGAAGATCGGGTACCGCGTGGCGTTCGTCGTCGTATCGTTGCTGAGCGTGGCTCCAGACGGCCCGGGCGTGGTAGATACCCACGTCGTGCCGTTCGACTGGAGAATGTTGCCAGCCGTTCCCGGTGCGACTTCTTGGAGAGCGCTAGTTCCATTTCCGAGAAGGACGTTATTTGCGGTCAGCGATGAAGCGCCCGTACCACCATTGGCAACAGGCAGGATCCCTGACACACCGGATGTGAGCGGAACGTAAGACCAGCTCGCAGTCGTGCCGTCAGTGGTAACGAACTTGCCAGCGTTACCAGTCTGGCCCGGAAGGGCGGCGGAGAACGCTGTGCCGACCACGAATGCAGTCGTCGCGATCTGTGTGGTGTTCGTGCCAGCAGTAGCTGTCGGAGCAGTCGGAACGCCCGTGAACGCAGGATTAGCCGTCAGGGCAATCGTCGTGCCGCTGCCGCTGGTGCCGTAAGACGTACCCCACGCAGTGCCTGTGGAGTAGGCAATGCCAGCGCCCGGAAACGTATCAGGGCCAGTGCCGGCAATCGTGATTGAACCCGGGCCATTTGTGATATTGATGCCCGTGCCAGCTGTCAGCGTGGTTTTCGTCAGCGTGTTGCCGGTGCTGTTCCCGATAAGCAACTGGCCGTTTGTGTAGCTCGTCTGCCCGGTGCCACCCTGAGAGACGCTGATCGGCGTTGTGAGGGCGTTCAGTGACGTGATGTCGTTGTTCGCGCCAGAGGCGGCAGCGCCTAGAGATGCACGCGCCACAGCCGCGTTAATGGCGGTAAATACGCCAATACCGAGTGATGTGCCGCCCAGATTGATCAGCGCAGAACCAGCAGTTGTTGCGCCCGTACCGCCCTGAGAGATGGAGATCGGCGTGCTGATGTTATTCGTATCGGCTTCGACGACGTTCGTGCCGTCGCAATACATGATCGCCGCGCCGTTCTGGACGACGCTGACGCCTGTGCCAGCTGCAGTCTTAACCGTGAGCGTATAAGCGCCCGTCGTCGTGTTGCGCACCCAGTATTGCTGCAGCGTGTTCGGCACGATGATCTGCATGTTCGCAGTCAGGACGCCGCTGAACTGATAAGCAATACGATTCAGGTTGGTGCCAGAAAGCGTGAACGGGCTGGGCTGACCAGTCAGGTCAATCGACACATAGTCGAAGGCAAAGGTCGAGCTTTGGCCGTAGCCAATCGTGTAGAAATTAACGCCATCCGTGAGGATGCGCGCGCTATCACCCGGATTGAAGACCAGCGACGCCTGACCGTTGATCAGCTCACCGCCAGCCGGTGCAATCGTGAGACCGCCTGTGCCGGAGTTGCGAGCATCGAAGAACCAGTCGTTACCAGCAGCGACTGCCGACGGCATTGTGAATGTGCCGGCACCACCATTCCAGACCAGCACGCGAGCGCGGTCAACTGAGGTGAGCGTATAGTCGGCAGACAGCAGCGTCGTGGGAGCCGCCTGATTGAGCGTCGTGGTGATCGCCTTGAGGCCAGCGCCAGCCAGCGCGCTCGCAGACGGCGAGGACGTGCCAGCGCCGTATTCGATTGAGCGCCATGTACCGTTAACCGTCGCATTGCCGGTCAGGTAGATCTGCCACGCTTCGCCCGAAGCAATGGTCTGGATCGTGTTGCCGCTGTTGTCCGCAACCGTGAACGACGAAGCGCCGACGTTGAAGAACAGGGCAGTTTCACCGACAGATGCCTGAGAGGCATCCGGCATACGGATCGTGAGGCCAGCGCCAGACGGCGTGACATCCATGATGGACGCGACGACGTTGGTATTGGTCGCAAGCTCAGTCGGCCACGTCAGCGTGACGTTGGCAGTCAGTGCGACTGCGCGATAACTGACGTTCGCAGAGTAGACGTTTGTACCGCCAAACGTGTTGGTGAATGATGGCACCTCTTAGTCCTCCCTGCGGATGATGCCACGATCAACGATCTGGCGAATGTCTTCGCCATTGAGCGCAGCGATGGCACGGTCATAGAAGCCCTGCCAGATGGGAATGATTTCCTCGTTCTTGAGGAACGGAGCGGCCTCTAACAGAGACGCATAAAGCAGCGCATTGGGCGCGTATTCCGTGAACCAGTTGGTCTGCACGTCGTCGCCCAGAAGCGGCGGAAGCTCGTAATAGATGATCTCGTAGGGGAAATCATCGCTCGGCGTCGGCGCAAAGAACCAGTGCTGATAGTCGTAATCCGCGTAGAAACGCGGCGTGCCCGTCTGGGTCTGGTTAGGCCAATACTGGCGCATGTATTCGTAAGAGCGCGGGAAGATTTCTCGCGTCGTGTTATAGCCAGTTCCAGTTCCGACACGCATACTGACGGTCTCACGCCAGCGGTCGGGTTTGGGATAGGTCGGCTGCCCCTGAGTCATGGTCGACGAGACGACAGTGACGGTCCCTTGGATCTTCAGCTCACGCGCAAGGCGGCGTTCTGCAAGGCCAATAAGGCTTGGAAGCTGGAGATAGACAGATGGATCCGTCGCAAGCGTTGCTCCACGCTCCAGATAATTCCGGAGGTCATCGAGCAAGCTATTGTACGTCATCGCTGTGGCCATGAGCGAAGCCTTACATTAATTCAGCAATTGCTGCAATCAGAGCTGTAACAGCTGCGACGGCGACTGCCAACTTCCCTTTTACATTCATCAACTTGACCATCAGCGTGGGCTGAACCGGGAGGTTTTCACCCACCACGCCCTTGACGACCTTCTTCTCGACTTCCTTCTTAACGGCCTTTGCCGCCAGTTTCTTCAGGTCCATAACGGCCTCCTTAGAGCCAAGTCGCGTACTTCTTGGTCTTTGCTTTACGGTCATCGAGACCGTGCGCGCCGCCATTAATGCGCTTAGTGAGCGCAAGAATAGCAGCGTCGTTGATACCCTGATCGCAGATGCCCCAGAGTTTGTTCTTGTCGAAGAACCACAGGGCGCTCTCAAACGCGAGTTCGGTAGCCACCAGATCGGGGTTCGTCATTACGTCAGGGCGATTGATATAGTCCGAGAACGCTTTGAAATTAAATTTGCCTGTCAATTGGAGGGCACCCCTGCCCCTGTACAGCCAACCTTCGCCGCTGGCCTCATCGCCATTACCCATGCGATTGGCATAGACGCGATTGGCAATCTTCTGCGGCTGACGCTCATAGGCTTTGGCTAGTGCGTCAGTCGGAAAATACTTGCCGAAGATGCCCCGAAGGCCCTTAGCGCCGTAGTTCAGGTTCTCGCTGAACGCTTTGAAGTTTCCCGATTCATGCGCCGTTTGAGCAAAGAAATGCGCAGCGCGATTAGGTGATAGCTTATAGTAAGCGGCAGCTGCCTTAAGAGTTCCCGGGCCGAACGCACCATCTGCCGTTACTCCGATCTTTTTCTGAAGTTCTACAAGGCTCATTTTCCTGCACTCCGCCAATCAGGGAAGTCGTTCTCATCGACCACGCCATCGCCGTTGATGTCGTAGCGCATGTCGTTCCGATACTTTTCCCAAGGCTCCATTTCATCGTCATCATCATCGTCGTCGACGACTTCGGTCAGCTCGACAGTCTCTTCCTTCTTCTCGAAGAAAGTTTCCTTTGGTTCGCTGTCATCCAGATCGTTCACAACCGAGACGCTAACCGGCGCATCTACATTGGAAGACTGCGACAAAGCGGGGATCTCGGTCGCCTGCGGTTCGCCCTTCATGCCCATCAACGTGGCATAGGAACCAGCGACGGCGCTGATCACAGAGGTCATGACGTAGCCAAGAAGACCGAAGACCTTCTCGTTATCAATGAGTTCGTTTGAGACGAAAAGCCCAGCCACCATAGCTGCGGTGATCACGAGGATCACAATTGCCATCGTGTAGGCTGCGACCATCAGCGCCTTGATGCGGGCTGTAATCAGCGGATCTTCCATCAGTTATCCCTTTCGGCCAACGGATTTGCCAATGTCTTGGTGATCCGCTCATCAACCTGTTTCTCAAGTTCCTTGATGCGGCGCTGCTGCTCAAGGTCTTGGGAACGTAGCTCTTGTATAATAGCACGCTGAGATTGCAATGTCTCCCTCTCAGATACTTGCGTCCGCGCAGTCACTGCGTCAACCGTCT